AGTCAAATCTGAGTCAACGTTTACTGCACGTCTCTTACGTTGTTTCTTCTCTTCTTTGGCATACTGTTTGAACTCTGCATCAGCAGACTTAACGACATCAATTCTTTGTCTGAGTACATCAACAAATGGTAGTACATTACTATAGTCTCCCATCTTGTCTTCGTCCGACAGATCAATGAAGTGTTCGATTCCCGCCTCTGCGATATACTTCATCTTGATATCTTGTTGACGTTTCTCACGTTGGATTCTACGTAGAAAGGCATACCAAGTAATCTGAGTAAAGTATGCGAACGCATTGGGTTTACCAGATCTTGTTGCGGCTTCTAGATTGTAATTCTCGATTGCTTTTAGACAGTTCTCCACCGCATCCATTACCATTTCCTCACGGTAAGTGTATCGAACGAAGTTTGCCTTATGTGATAGACCTTCTGCAATCTTTAGAAAACATTCCGCAACATAATTAGGAACGACAGGTTTCTCCTTACCAGCCTCCTTACACATTCTTGCATGACTAACGTAGGTTACCACTGCCTGCGAGAAGTCAGCATTATTTACGTAATGGGGTTTTTCTTTTGGTTTCATTTTATATATCACTCCTAATATAACGTACATTATACCACATTTGGTACTCTGTGTCAACTGTAAAAAAATTTAAATTAACGCTTGACAAAAGTTGCCACTTCCTGTATAATCAAAGCCGTCTTTGCCCCGCTGTGAACATACGATTTAGTGCATGGTTGGAAACTTGATAACATTACTATCACTGTCTCCACCTTCATCCTTATTGTCTGCCATCTTATCCATGAGTTCATCTAACATAGAAGTTGCAACCTTAGCCGCTTCCCTCTGTTGTTGATAATCTTGACCGTTCTCTATCTCTTCGATCGTCATTCTATACTGTTGTAACATCTGAGGCATCGGATAAGTTACTGCAACTATGGACGGCGATTTCAAAATTACAAAAGTTTCGGGATCGTCCATGTATGTCATGAATGTACGGAATGAGTGGTATCTAGTTTTATCGGGTGCAATATCCGTTTGCAATTTTAACGCACGTCTCATAACAACATCGTAATCGTCCTCTTCGATAATTTCGGCAAGAACTTCTTCCCCTGTTACAAGTTTTATATGTTTCACCGAATAGAGATCTAGATCACTCATCATTATGTCCTTTTAAATTTATAGGGTAGATCTTATATCTGAACCCTTCTTTAGTATATATCTTAATCCTTTCAGCTGAATGTTTCAGAGTAAAGTTTTTGTGACCTCTAGTATGTAGATCGTCTGATATATCATAAAGCTTAGTAGTACGCCCATCGTCAGACTTTCGTAACCCTCGGCCGATAGATTGAAGAACCTTAACTTGTGATTTACTTGGAGAAGCAAATATGATATTATGGAGATTCCGTATATTAATCCCAGTAGAAAAAGTTCCAAGTGAGGCAACAATGATAGCATTTTTCTGTCCTTCTACGATTCCTCTTATCTGTTCACGGTCAGTCGCATCGACTTCCCCTGACACATAAAAGACCTTACGATCATCTTTTACTTTTTCTTTTATTTGATCGTAAAGCAACTTCCCATGTTTTTCAACAAACTGGAATAGTACCAGTGTGTTCCCTTCCTGTGACATAGCGAGATTGGTAACGAACCGCAATCTGTCGGGGTTCGTAACTATGTAGTCAATCTCTTCCTGATATGATTTATCCTTCATCATCTCACATATATCATTATGGTATCGCAATAACAGGACAGATATGTCCAGTTGTGCCAATGTTTTATCTTCTTGCAGTTTTACGGTGGTAGTCACCGTGAATGTGGGGCCGAATAAACCTTCCAACACTAATTTGTTTGTCTCTGTACCGTCAAGTGTACCAGTCGTACCAAACCTATATGAGGCATTGATACACTTGTCCATCATAGTCGCAAGTGACTTCGCCTTAAATAAATGTACCTCATCACCGAATACAGAATCAAACTGTGTAAACCAGTCTGTACCGAATCGGTAGATCGACTGCCATGTAGAAATGATAATTCGTTTATCGGTCGTCTTCTCTTTACCTGAGTAGATACGGTGTGCCTCGTTGGCCACATCCATACCGTAATCTTCGAAGTCTTTGTACATCTGTTCCACTAGACTTGTTGTAGGAACAATAATCAATACCTTATTCTCTGTACGTTCTAGTACCCACTTCATAAGGTTGTAGATAATAAACGACTTACCAGAACCAGTAGGTGACAGTAACAGACATCTCTTGTTTTCAATACCATGTACTATCGCATCATACTGATAACCACGAACATCAAACGGTGCATCGTAGTCTTTTATTTCTTTCATGAGTTCGGGATGGTCAACCTTGTTCTTTATGGCAGGATGACCGTACTCTTCATGTTCCACTAACTGTAGTGGATAGAACCTGTCCGCACAGAATTTTTTTAGATGGTTGTAAAGTCCAACAGGTAATGTCTTGGTCACCATGTTGTATAACTTTATTTTACCGTCCCATCTCCGTGATTTAAATGCAGGCATGAAACGATAGCCAGGAACGAAGAACGAGAAGTAATCTCGTAGTTCCTGACTTTGGTGTGCATTACACTCGACTGATAATAGAGAGTGGTTCTGCAATCCTATGCGAATTTGATTATCCATTAAGGGTGTGATTCAACTCAGTGTACCCACCAACATAACACCAAGTCTCTCCTTCTACAACGAAGATCTGAGGGACAGTCCTGAATTGTGGAATACCAGCGATATCCGTGAGTCGAGTCATCTCTCTAGGATTGATCTCCACCATGTCACGGTATTCGTATTCTAGTTCTTTCCTCTCTAAGAGGTTTTTTGCTTGGGTGCAATACCCACAGTGTTGGCCACCTATTACAATATATTTCATTATGCTCCCGCCTCAAACTGTTTCCATCGGATCATGTTACCGATCGTTTGGTGTCTCCAGTTCAGATTATTAACAATTTCATTTAATGTATCTATAAGAGTTTTAAGATACGCAATTTTTTCTTCACTACGTTGTATCTCTGGATCAGAGTCGTAGTAATGTTCCATCTCACCTTTGAGAATTTTTAGACCACCAAATGGATCTGGTTCCCATCCTTTTGACTTGATTGCATCTTCATCCATCTTGCCGTTATAGTACAGCCATTTGTCTTTAAGTAAAATCTTTTGTACATGTTCTGCACGTTTCAAAGATAACTTGGCCGTGGATAGGTACTGCAAATATTTCGCATGTAACATTGGTGTGTTACGTGATGTTTCATCTAACTGGTGCATAGGGATTTGACAATCCGTCTTCCATTCACTCAGTATCATTTCTAAATCTAATTTCATAATCAATCCTCACTTTCTATATAGTCGCACATTAACTCCCAATACTCTTTCGCATCATTGGGTACTACATATGCCATTGTCATTCTCCAACAATTAGTGTATGCACTATGGTAACATAGATCACCGTCACCATAATGACCGAAGTATCCTGCTTTCGCACTCCATCCCTTTTTATCGGGCATAGTCACTATCTTGTCATTCTCTTTATCATACCACTTGAACCAACCATCACCAGTCTCACTCCACGTGAATAGAATATTATATGACGTAGAGTTGGCGTTATTATGCCAGTCAATAAAACCTTGGGGTGGGTACAACTGAGTTAATGCAGATTCTTTGAACCCGACTTCTAGTCGCATATCATGATCGACTTCTTGATAATCTGTTTTGTACTGAGTGTCAGTACCACGATAGTGATCGGGTTTTATCGGGTATGAGAAGGCGGCTCTAGGTGAACCATCGTGATTCTCTCCTCTCTCTAAAACATCTCTTAGGTATTCTTCTGACACATACTCTTCCCCTTGTCCGAGTAAGTCAGACAGAGGTAAGTTAGTTTCGGTGATGTCGTACTTATCACGATACAAATAACGAAACCTTTCTAATATATCAAGAACCCTTGGATTCTTCAATTCAATAAAATGCATATTATCTCAATTCAAAAGACGAAAATCTAAACTCCACATTAAAGGTTAAAAACTGTACGGTAGACGTATTGGCAGTCAACGCTATAGAACTAATGTTTGTTGGTATACAGTCCTTATATAGTATCTGCGTATTTGCGTTATTATGACTGGATAGGATACTGACAGTAATGTCACGGTATGGATTGAACTCTGCATCTGAATTAGATGTCTGATTTAAGTTCAACGTATTCTCTAACCAACCTTGCATCTCTTTATATGATACCATGTTTTCGTCAAGTATGATATCCATAGTAAGACTACCGTATGTAATCTTATCTCCCGCTAAAGGGATAGAAGTAATCCTCGGTGTTCCCAGTTCCAATGGAGAAACTGTAGAGCCAGGGTGGTTCACTCCTTGTGCAAAGTACTCAAGGTTTGGGTAATCTTGCCTACTTATTATAACACGAAATCCAGTAGGTTGCAAGTAGTTTTTGTTAGTAGTTAATTCTGCCATTAAATATTCTCCATTTACCCTTCTATTTATACTCGTTATAAACCTTAAAATTAGGAAAATTAAGGGTTGACAAACTTTGCTACATACTGTATAATGTGTAACTGATGATGAGGTATTACAAATGATTTTAAGTCACAAAGATGCACTGTATGGTGCAAACGCTTTTGATGAGTTCTTTGGAAACATAGAACGCATCGATGAATACATGAGACAAGTCAAGATGGAACGTATGGAATCCTTTCCGTACTCACTGCCTGGCATGGGGCCAGAAGAAGACTTGTTCAGTGATTTCGATATACATCCTTCTGAGATGGAGTTCGTAATCGCAGAATCGCCTGCACAACAATTCATGTCCTATATGGAGATTGTCACTTCCGCACCTGTGGAAGCATCAATCCCAGGCAAGGGACTGAAGTGGGTGATTAAAGAAAAGAATACCAACAAAGTAAGTGGTATGATTAGTTTTGGTT